GGGGGGCCTGCTGCGCCCTGGATTGTTGCTACAAATGCTGCACTGGCCTCTGCGCCAAACTGGTCTGTAATTGTATCTGAAAGTGGTGGAAGGTCTTCGTTCATGATCTCACCTAGATCCTCTACCATTCCCTGGATACGGTCTACAATATTTTTAGCGGCCATTACTACTTCTGCTGATTCCATCTCGCCTTCAGTAATAACATTTTCTTGCGTAACTTCAGCTGATTCCATAAAGTTACCAGCTTCCATCTCACTACGCCAACTGTCTTCTAATTGAGCAGCTAATGCTCTGCGAGTGTCTGGACTAAACATGCGCATTCCGTCTTTTGCACCACCAGCATGATCTTTACCATACTTTTGTGCAGCGCGGTCTGCGTGATACTTCCAGAGCTTCTTAGCTAGTTCACTATCATAAGTTTTTTTCTTAAATTTGTTGCTTAAATTTTTTGCAATAGGAACATAACTGCGGCTGTAAAGATCTTGATCATTTTCTGCATATAATTCCAACTCACGCAGTGCATCATCATCCACGCCCTCTTCAATGAAGCGGTCAAGTGTTTCTAATACTAGTTTAGCTTCATAATATCGCTTGTTAGTACTTACATTTGCTCCCAACTTGGCTTCTAGTTTAGCAAGTTTTGCAGTAAATGACTCTTTAATTTGTTTTGCTTTTGACAGGTCTAGACCTTTAAGGTCCACGCTAAATCCAAAAGTCTTTTTTGTTACCTCAGCAAGTTTTTTGCTGTCTGGTTTTGGTGATAATTCTTCTAAGATCATGAGAGTTTCCTATTTTTGTAATAGTATTTATGCTATTTTAATTGATTTAAGAGTTTTAGTTAGCTCAATGTTTAAACAATTGACACGTCCTACACTATCACTAATCCGTGCATATAGATATAATTTCTTAGGATTTTTACCCCTATGTTGCTTATACATCTGTGTATCCTCCGCATATTTAGAAATTCTCGAATTCAACTGTTCTATTGTATTTTGCAAAGTAGAGTCGCCATTGACTAGAGCAATAGCATAGGCGACAGCAGTCTTTTTAAGTGTAAACTCTTTGTCTAGTATAACATAGACGCCATTTTTGTCAACCACACTATACTGGTTAACCTGTGTTACACGGCCATTTGTGTTAATTAATATTCTAGGTTTATTTTTTAGAACTTTAGCAATATTCTGCTTTAGCTTGCGGTTTGTAGATGATGCTATCATTGACACGTTTCCTTACTAACATGTTACGAATCACTAGTTGATTTGCAATATTTTGTTCACGTTCATCTAGTTCCCGTTTACTTACCTTGCCTTCACTATGGATCTTACGAAAAAGATCCTGTTCTTCGTTTGTAATAAAAGTACTTAATCCAGGTTTAAATTCTGTAAATCGCATATTAACCTCGCTCAGGAGTTCCAATAATACGAGGATTGCCTTGTACATCTACTTGGCTACCTGCTGGTAAACTGCGATCTTTTTCTACAGGACTTTTAGGTTGTCTTAGTACAGGTCCCATTTGTCCAAATTCTAATACCCATCCAGTTATGTCCATTTTAATGGGTTGTTCGCCCCCCTGTGGGATGGCTGTAAGGATATTGCCATCCAGGTTTATGACCTGATAGGGTGCTTCGTTTAGTTGTAATGTTTTTACAAAGTCTAGTGCTTTCATAACCCTACCTATTTGACTTATTCATTGCTGCTACACGTTTACTGGCAGGATTAACTTTTTTAGTTCTCTTAGCTTTTCTGGTCATTCTACTGCCCAAACGTGCTTTGGTAATTTTTAACTTGTTACGTTTTTTAATATCAGGAGCAGCAAAACACTGTGCTGGCTTACTTACAATGCGGCCTTTTCTTCTGCCGCCAGTGCAACGAAATTTGCGTACAACCTTATTGCCACGCTTTGCCCAGGCCATTCCTTCTTCGACTTCAAAATCATCAAGAGCTGGGATTAATTTTTCCTGGTTATCTTTAAATTCATTAAAACGCATAATAGTATTTAGCGTTTTAGGAGAGCATTTTAAATACTAAGATACCGACTGCACTGCCCAATGCGGCAATCAATCCAGCACCCCAAGCCATAACTTGCTTATTACGGCCGCTTTCATTTCGTACCATATGATTATGAATCGCAGTCAACGTCTTATCCTGGGTTTCAAGACGTAAATTTACTGCATCTAATTTATCGTGCAGAGATTTATACCTTTCGGAGCACAATTCTACATGTGCTTCTAAACTTTCTTTTTCAATGTCAGCCATTAACTCTGTTCTCGTTCTCACCTCTTTGGGCGATGCTTGATTGGAGTGCCTATATTTGTGCCTGTTGCGTTGCCTATTATTTTTATTGAAGCATCTTGTATTGTATTTATTATAATACGTTCTCTTGTATTAGTAGTATATTACAATCTTCGTCTCGTATACTAAAGACAGCTGGGTCTAATACACAGTTTTCATCTAGTCCACTAATTATAGGTATATCCTGTAACGTATTTTGTAGAATACCAGCATCTCCAAGCGGGCCGCCAAATACTCCATTTCGTTCTATACCAAAGCGCCATGTCCATACATTTAGATTGCTTAGAATTTCTTGTGTAAAATCATGCTTGGTACCAAACGTCGTTCCAGCATCTTTTAATCTTTTGTGTATACTTACAAATTGTTTTTTTGATGGAGAACTTAAACTCCATGGCTGTGCTAGCATACTTACACATTGTTGCAGTGTTTCAAAGTTACGTTGCTGGTTGCGTGTCTTACCTGATCCGCGGAGATCTCCCGTTTCAGTTATATCAACTAATGTTAATATAAACCAGGTCTCTTTATAGCTGTCAAGCATGAAGCGGATCCTCGTCTCTAAGATGCATACCTAGTTCAATAAGTTGGGCCTGGCCTTTGCATTCTATGCAGTCTACACTGGTATACGACATAAACTTAATACATTGCAACCTATTTGTTCCCATATACACGCCCCAGATCATGTCGTCCTCATTAACTACTGGAGGATTGATATGCGACCACATGGCATGTGCGCCCTTGCGTTTAAAAAAGCTGGAATTCCACCATTCAAGTGTACATTTATAATACAACACTGGATACCATAGGCCTTGATCTATAATACGTGGGAGATCACGCCAGTACCAACGATTGTCATCGTGCCAACCCATTGGTGATAATTTATTAATATCAACACTGTGGATCCCAGGATGATCTTTCCATACGCTTGCACAATGTTTCATACAATTAATTATCTTATTATATGGTAGTATTATATATTTTAGTCATAAAAAAACGGAGCACAAGGCTCCGTTTTCTCATTAGGTTATGTATTAACCCTGGTTAGGGTTTTCAAAAAGTGATACAACTGCTGCTGTAATACCTGTGGCACCTTCACCAAAGTTTGAACCAGCGGCAGGAGCCGCGCCTTCTGAAATAACGTGAACTACGTCAGATGCGCCAGCATTAAAGCCGCCTGTTGTGTCGTCACCAACTGCAACGATTGTTGCTGTTAGTTGAATGAACTGGAGAGCTGAATTCAACTCGTCCTGTGTCATGTTAGTCTTACTAAGTGATGTGAGGTGCATTTCGCGACCGTCACCACTGTATGAATTTGCGTTTCTTACGCCTACTGCTAAATCAGCCATTTAATTATTCCTTTATATCTATTAAACTAGTTCAAAGCCAGGATTTGTTACATCACTGGTTGTTGCGTCTAGGTTATTGCTACCAGCTGCGCTAAGTGTGCGAATTGCTGTCTGTAGTGTTGTTGCTGTATAAGCGCCTGCTGGATAAACAGCAATGCTAATTTGTCCAGTGGTGTCGCCTTCTACTTGATACATTTCAATATTTGCTTTTTTGCCAATTTCATTAAGGATTGCTTCTACGCCTTCCCCTGCATCTAGTTCGTTACGAATGTCTTCAACGTTACCTGAAACGTCTTTAACAATAATTTTAAAGAAGTCCAACTGTGGGCCATTAGCAATTACTGCTTCGTCTGCTGAAATCTGGCCGCTGCCTGTTGCGCTTCTGTCATGTGCGACAACACCAAAGGCGCTGCCGTTTGTGCGTGTAATCTCCGCCATTTTTTTCTCCATGTGCACGATGATTGTCTAATACGTGCTTACATTTATTTATCTGGTTGGAGTTAATTTAGGAAGTCGGATTTGCCTAATTTGTATGCGCCAACGCCAATTGCAGCAACTTTAAGTGCAGTTTTTGCTATACTTCCTCTGGGCTTTTTAGGCAAGTTGCCGCCGGCGGCGGCTGTGTATGGTTTAAACATATCACTACGAAACTGACCGTCAGTTCTAAAACTATTAACCATACGTTGTGTAACCGCAGTTCTTTCACCGGGTGTGGTTTTTCCATAGTCAGCCATAACACGTCTAGCACGGCCCAATAGTCCACCCTTGATTCCCAGGTTTTTTTGCATCTGCATTAAGAATGTTCTGTCCTGGCCTGGTACATAATTGCCGTTTTGTATGTTTCTCAAATAACGTTTAAATTGTAATTCATCAAACCTGCCAGGTAATCCATCTACTTTACCACTAAATTTACTGGGATTGTTTATAATACTGGCAAGGTTGTGCAGGTCTGTAGCGCCTGTTCTGACATTAGTAAAGCTCATATACTTTAGTGTATCTTTAGCATATTTTTGTGCCCACTGTGGATTTTCAAAACGCATCTGTTGTAGCACTAGAAGATGCTCATAAAAAGTTTCACTAATATTGTCACCACTGCGCCCAATTGCATCTCTGGGTGTTCTAATATAACGTGCTTCGCACAATTCTTCTTTGATAAAATCAAATGCCATTAAAATCTACCTTATGCCATAAGCCTTTCTCGCCTGTTCACCACGACTGCCTTGAGTGTATGGAACCGTGTCCTTAACTGCTTTTTTAGCATCTGGTATAATATTGCCAATTTTGCTTTCGCGATCGTTAGTTGATGGTCCGCCTAGTGCTTTTGAAGGGCTAAGTTCTGTGCCGGTAAGTGAACCAGCGCCAACAGCACCAATAATACCACCTTTTGCGACGCCGCCTGTGACAGATTTACTTGGTGTTACAAGCTTCTTGTTTGACCTAAATAGATTAGCAATCTTGTTGCCTACACCTTTTACGAGTTTTGAACCTGCTCTAAGACCTCCAACTACTGCACCACCGCCCACAGCGCCGATTGCAAGATTTGCAGCTAGTTCTTTTTGTGCTGCGGCGGGCCAGTTTTGAGGATTATATGATCCATGTTTGTCAACCAGCTTTTTATATTCCCAAGCAGTTAATCCCGCACCAGCCGCTTTCGCGACCTTGCCGATCCATTCATTTAGTTGTTGTTCTGTGAGATTAGAACTATCGATTTCACGCTGAATATCTTCTGCAAGTGTGTCTTTTATAATTACTTCATTAATTTTCATTTTCCCAAGCCCTTGTTCTCTAAATACTTATCGTTTAACTGCACGGTTGGCTGCACTAAATGTAGATCTTGGCACTAGTTTTATGTCACCCTCTGGGTGTGCTAATACATATCCTTCACCACCTGCTTGTCCACCAATACTCTGTTGAACTGTGCCGCCTTGGGCGTCAATATCAGCAATAACCTGATCTTTGGCTTGCATAATAGTATTTACTGTTTCCCATAGTGCAATCCATCCAGTCTGATTACTAGTAATATATTCAGCAATCTTAGCTTTCTTTTTATCGCTTACTTTAGAAGTTTCCAACCATTTGGCAAAGTCTGAACCTAGCCCTTGTAGACCCGAGTCCACTTTACTATTAGTATAGGTGTAAAGAACACTGGAAAAGTCAGTCATCTGTTGTTGACGTAATTTATTCTGGTCCAATAGGCTGTCAATAGCCGCCGCATCTTTTTTAATAACTTTCTCTAGGCGGTCTAACATGGCATGTGGTACCTGTGGTGCCCGTTCAGCAGTTATAGGAGGTACAACAAGAACATCGTTACCCAAAAAGATATCAGTATCCTGTAGTGGGGTTTCTGTTCCGTCTGGCTGTACTTGTCTGTGAATAACCACGCCAGTCTTACTGGCACCAATTCTCTTGCCTAAATCACTGGTTACATCTACTGCATACTCAACAATATTAGGCTTAAACACATAGTTCTTACCTTTGATCGGTGGTGTATTAAAGTATAGTAAGTCACCTTTAAAAAATCCCACATAGTCAGCGGGTGTTGCTCTTTCATATTCATCAAAGATATATTTCATACTACTTGCAAACTTTCCGTAACCTTCGGGATCTTTTTGTGCTCCCGGACGAGACATTAGCATTTTTTGTAGGTCTTTTGCGCTCTTTGTTTTTCCATCATATCCTTTAGCAGTAAACCCTGACTTATCTGTTAGTATAAACTCACCGTTAGCGTCACGGCCGAAAATAATGGCAGGTGAACCATCCCATTTAATAGTAACTTCACTATGTCCGCCTTGATCCAGGTTGCGTAGACTTTGTAATGCTCTAATAGCACCCTTGCTACCTTCCCAGAAGACAATATCTTCTGCGTGTTGGATACGTGCGGCTTCGCTTAGTGGCTTGCGTTGAGGTACGGAAAATTCACTGAGTCTCATTTTAATTTCTCTGATAGTTGCCTAAACCACTCAGTGGTGCCTACTTGTGTATAAACTGATTCTGGAAGTGTTAACTTGTCTCTTGCAAATGCTTCTCTTGCATCTGCTGTCACTGCTTGATAGTCTGGTCTACCCTTGAGTTTAGCAATCATTGACTCAACACTATCTAGGTCACCGCGGCTAGCGCCTTTCCCAAGTAACATCTCTGCAATTTGATCAGGATCCCTGGACAATACTTCATTTGTTTCTCTATTAATTAATCCGTCTTTAGGAGACCACTTCATTCCCAGTGCTTTAGCTACAGATGCCATTAGGATAGCACGGTGCATTCCTTTAAATGGCGTGTCATCGCCAGCACCCTTCATTGTAAACTTCATCCATTCAGGATCACCAAACATCAGATCTGTTTGTACATACCCCTGATTGGGATCGCCGTTAATAGGAGTTTTAAGATGAACACTAATGCCTGACTTGGCAACCCACTGTCTGACATTGTCTTCTGGGTGGTTCTTCTGTGCCCAGGCAGCTAACGTGTTATATAAGTCAGCCTTATCAACCTCATTTTGGTTAACAGCAATATCCATATCACCTGATGTAGAGCGAATTCCAGTTGACCCTAATTTAAAATCTTTATGTGGTATGCCAGTAATAGCTTCAACCCAGGCTAGTGTGGGGTCTACGTCTGCTTGGTTTATACGTTGTGTTACAGGGGTTCCATCCTCGTCTTTAAAGATATTGCCGCCCTCTGATAATATTCTAAGTTTCATATTAACTATGCCTTGTTTTACTTTTTATTTTCATTAGTTGCGGCTCTCTTAATGCCTCTCTTAAAACGGTTTAAATCCTGATGGCGAATACTATTAATTAGCCTGTGCTCTAGGTCAACAGCAGTTTCAGTGTCGTAATTACGATGAAACTCCTCAAACAGGTTAATTGCGCTTTGAATTAGGCTTTCACCAGTGCGTTCAATAACATGCTTACGGTCATGCGAATGTTTAACACTGTTTAATTCTTCTAATAGGCTTCTAGTATTTCGTTTCAATTTAAACATCCAGTATTATAAATATTATTTATCGATATTTCGTCAGTAATTAACTTAATTACCGCAGGCATTATCGCACACAACTAGTCTGCCATCTTCAAAATTAGATTTATTCCAGCAACTGGGTATGCGATTAAACCACTCTATACACTCATTTAAAGGCATTTTTAACGCATTATTATTATCTAATAATTCTGTTATTTGTTTATTAACTACTACGGCGATTTTAGAAACGCGGCAGTTTGGCAAAGAACCAAAGATCAGTTACGAGCAAGATACCGTGCACTATGTAAGTTTCAATTCTTCGATGGATTGCGGGATCATGTAATTAGTAGTTACTTGGCTAAACTTGAACATCCTAAGCCCAGGGGTTAATAAGTTCTATTAACTCAGGTAGATAATCTTTAATACTAATATTTTTCATCGAGTCCTGCTGTTTAATAACAGTGAGCATTCTTGTAAAGTCTTTATCATCTTGCTCAGTATGGTTGCCAATAAAAAAGTTTAAGTCGGCTGTTCTACCAAATTTGTCAAATATAATTTGTTTAACTACACTTGGCAATGCACTAGGCCTAAAGTAAGCAGGGTTAATTACTGGATTAAAGTAATAATTTAAGTTGTTCTCTTTAAACCAGTTTACAGTCTCGTGATGATACATGACGTTAATATTGCTAGTGGTATAACTTACACTAACATTGTCAGTAAGTTCTCTTAGGTTGTTAATGTTATTTTTTATGTCTTCCCATTTAAGTGGATATCGCATATATTCAAATACTTTTCCTGTCCCGTCCATACTGACATTAAAGTTTAAGTTATTAAACTTCTGTAGTAGTTCTCGTCGTTCACCATCAGGAGCAATGGATCCATTTGTGGTAATTTGAACAAAACAATCAAAGTTATTTGAATCTGCTAACTTCTGTAACATAACAAATGTTAGTTTTTCATACATAGGCTCACCAGCCAATAAGTTTAAACTAACTAATTTACTGTATTCAATTGAGTCAACAACATTTTGAGACACTGATTGATATCTAACATCACTAATCCCAGCCTGTCTTTCTAAACTAGCCCATAGACTGGATGATCCTGTGCCGCAAGTAACACACGCTGCATTGCAAAGATTACTGCTACTAACTTTTACTAACTGGATACTATATTTTCCGTCTCTTACATCTTGCTCAATAAATCTAATATCTTTATCTATGTAAAAATCCATGGCTGAGTTTTTAAGTAAGCGGTCACTAATTAATCCAGCATCTTCTAATTTCCAACATGCAGTACACCATTTGGATCTTTTTTTATCTAGTATGTCTTGGCGGACTTCTTCAATGTCATACCCATTAGGTAGTAAACAACAATGGGTACCGCCAGAACTATGAGCTTTAAACTCATAGCCATAAAAAGGAAGCACACAGAAGTATTCGTTATCAAATTCATTCATACTAGTCATTCTGTTTTAACCCCGCGAGCATGTCTTTAAGTTTACTGCTCTGTACAGTTGCTGTAATCTTACCAACTTCTGGATCTTCATCCACTGGTTTATTTTTAATTTGATCCATAATATTTCCCTGTGGGCGATTATCCTGCTCATCCTCGCCTAAATCTAAAATGCGCAAACTCTCTAGATCAAAACCTAGGTCAACTTTTTGTCCTACACCGCTACTGCTACGTGTTTTCATTAACTGTATTTGATAACGCCCACGTTCGCGCATTGCTCTACTTGTAAAGATACCAAACACGTTATCTGCTGTATTAATCTTACTAATACCACCACTAATATGGCTGTGGTCAAATTCAATCTCTTCAACTGCACTACGGTTTAACTGCGATGCTGTAACAAAGATACAATCTAGTTCTTTTGCCAAGTTACGTAGTTCCTCACTAACGTACTTGTCTTTAACAAACAAATCACTTGGACTAACTTTAGTACTAACTGGCATTAACAGATCCAAATAATCAATTAACAGGAAGTCTGCTTTTAATCCTTGTGTTATCTCTAATTCTTTTAAGAACGCTCTAATGTCATTCACTGTACTCTGTGCTGGCATATACTTGATTCGCAACTTACCGCTCTTCTTGCCAACCATCCGAACTTTCATCTCAACAGTATCTAAATCTCTAAATACTTCTTTTGTGCTCACGTTTGTAAGCATACTGTCAATACGCATTGCACTCAAGCCTTCACTAAGCTCTAGTGTTACATAGCAACCACTAAGGCCTGCTGTTACCCAGTTAACTGCTAGATTTTGCATAAACAAACTCTTACCACTGCCTGAACCGCCTGCAAAGATATTAAGTTCACCCTTGTTCATACCACCAAATAGTTTACGATCCATTGCAGGCCAACCTGTGCTTACTTGTCCGTTATTGTCTTTAAGTGCCATAAGCCTTGCACGGGGATCTGCAAAATAATCAGTGCCCATATCTTTGGTTAGACTAATTTGCACTGCGTCTTTAATTAATTTTTCTACTGGATCATAATCACCTTGCTCTAACAAATCTGCACTCTTAAGGATTGCACGTTCTAGTTCGTTACGTCTTGTAAATCCTTCAAATTCCTCCAGGAACCAATCATTATGTCCATCTACTATGTCTGGGATAGGCTTAGCCTCCATTCCCGTAGTTGCTAGTAATTGCTCATACGTGGGCATCGTTGTGTGATTAGTACAATGTTCCTGTATAAAAACCGCGGCGTCCCGTAGGCTACGATCAAAGTTCTCTGCGTTAAAGATGTTCTGCACTCTGACATAGTTTTGTGCATCCTGCATCATCATTTCTAAAAACAGTTTTTGTAGATCTGGCGTGTATTCTCTAGCCATGTCGTTCCTTTATATATTGTACTATCATGTCAGCCTTTATACGATGACTTTCCGGACCAGGATGTTCGTTGTCGGTACCACGGTCTATTCTACCAAATTTCTTAGTGGATATCCACATATTTTCAGTAACTTCAAATGCTTGACGTATACTATCTATAGCATTGTGGATATCTTCGTCAGGTAAATTATCAAAATCTATAATTTGTTTAGTGTAATTATGGAGATTAACTAAGTTATTGATTGGGTCCCAATTTAAAAACACAGGATCAATGTGCATTAATCCATTCAAATAATAAATTTTCTTATTAAATTTACGTAAAATATCTGTATGTTTTTTTAATTCCATATATTGATTTAAACTGTTATCCATCAACTTAAAAATATCGATAAACTTCCTGTACTCCTTGTTCTTAATATAAGGTAAATGGGTTGAAAAATTTAATGTATTATAAGTGCGATCAAATTGTGAATGGAAATGTTGTCTCCCAGGAGCACTCCATTGAATAATAATAACATCTGTGTCTATTGTTACAAGATCCAAAGCCTGTAAGAATATATCTCTATTTCCTCTGCCAGGTTTTGCGAGATTAACAGTTTCACAGGCAAGTTTCCGGCCCACAACACTACTATAACGCTGTTCTAGGGTTACCCCTGCACCATAAGTAATACTACAACCACAAAATCCTATTTTCATTAAAAACGTTTCCTCATTAAGTTTATCTTTAACCTACTAGTTTGTTTAGCATCAATAATACTCTTTAGTGTAAACAAACGACCGTAGCGTATAACAGCGGCATTAATGTCTTTAACGTCAGCCTCCCACTCAGGGAAACTAACACTCCATCCGTATTCAAGTGCATCATCTATTAGTGCTTGTCCTGCTCGATCTCTATCAGGAACAAGAACAATTTCTCTACTCAGTGTATCAATAATCTGTGCTTGTGTTTCATTACATCTGTTTGTGAGTGTTGCGATACCACCAATAGTCATTGCATCAATAATACCTTCACACACTATACTAAACTTTCCACTCTCCACCTGCCTGTCTATGCCGTATATATAATTATTCTCATAGTTATTAAAGTACTTGGGCTTAGTGCCTGGGTCTACCGCCCTTGCAGTTGATCCTATGACACGACCCTGCCAGGTGCAGGGTATAATTACCCTATTATACATTCTAGCAGGTTTTGTATTACTCCACAATAATTCATTTATAGGCATACAACGCTCTAGGGCATAGTCTTGTAATTGTTGTGGTGCCTGTGTTAGTGGTACTGCGTCTACTGGTAATTCTCGTTCGGGGAACTCTATCGTAAACTCTGACTCTAGTTCATCATCTGCTAAAACTACAGTTTCTTTAATACGCAAGGCTTCTACAACCACACGTTGTCTTTCGTTCTCGTCGGCGCCTAGCCAATCTAATAATTTACGGAACTTATAACTTATATGTCTGCCAGGCTTCCATCCACTCTTATAGCCGCAGTTAAAGCAATGATAGCTAATACCTTCGCCATCAGTGATTACACCACCTCTGCCACGCTTGTCCATACTTTCGCCAGTATGATGACAGCACACCGCATTAAACGAAACCCATCCGCTGGAACTGCGTTTATGTTTGGGCAAGTGATCAAATACTACTTGCTGAATAGAGTTCATATATGTATTATACTATCTAATTCCGATTTAATCAATTGAAATATTTGCACATGACCTAAGTCATTTGGGTGTAAATGATCCGCTATATACTTTGACTTACTTTCCTTATTATCCCCAACAGCACCTAATTTGGTAACCATGCCAGGGACACAATCAACATGCATATAGCGTAAGTTATTTAAATTACATGTAGTTTCTACAATATGACGAGGATACCAAGTGTGCAAGTGTTCTATGTATTCGCTATGTTGATTTACTAGGTAATCTTTACAACTATCTACTAATGCACTACCTCTCTTCTTTCCTTGCACATAATTCATGTGTTCCCAACGTTCAGTTTTTTTGTTATACCAACTTTGTCTATTAGGATGACTCCATCCAAATATTACTAGATCGTTAGTAGTAATCTGCTTGTACTGCTCACAAAATTTAAGCGCAATGTGGGAATTACTTGAACTACTTTCGCTTTGTTGAATAAATTCATAATTTAAATATTCGCTAACCAATAAACCATATGGTCTAGTTGCTTCTTCTCCCAAACTAACACTACATCCATATTGCCATAATTTTTTCATAGTATCTTCTTAACTTCTGCCCAACAGTGTAACATTTTAGCATAATGTTTATGGCCCGCTTCGTTAGGATGTCCGCCTAATGCTAAGAAATTCTTCTCTAAATTTATGGTTTCTTTCCGCAATACATCCTGCATATTTTGATCGCCTTGGTGGTAGTTAGGAAACTTGTACTGAGTAGGAATGTTATCCAATGCATTAAACTGAATAATTTTTATATTGTTTACTTGACAAACACTGTTAATAAATAGTTTAGCATGATTAGTTGCTTGGGCGCATCTACCGTAACTTAAAGTTATCCACTCTTTAAAACTCGCATGGAAGTGTTTTTCATCCTTGGACCTAATAAATCCATCGTGCATCCAACGAAATTCTTCATCGTTCCACCAACTCGTTCTCAAATGGTTGGTCCATCCTATGCATACTATATCGTCATCGTCTGGAGAATGCATGTCAAACCAATCACCAAATTCTTCTTGTATGAACAAATTACTTCCTGCAGGGCTTGCACGGTTATCGAAACTGCAACCCAGCATTTCAGCAAGTTGGCCTAGCCAGCAGTGTTTCTCTCTATATGGAATGTTGTCATAATGATGGCCGTCATCACCTTCCACTAAATCAGGATCTAATAGCTCACTGCCATAGGTAAAACTACAGCCAAATCCAACAAGTTTCATTAGGGTCTATACAGTACTTTGCTTAGGGTTCCTGCTGTTGTGGTGCGTTTGAACCGGACCGCACTGTATATACCATTCCAGTTAACCATAACTGAGTTGCTCTGCCCCGTGTATGTTTCAGTGCTTATGGTGACAAATTCGTTGTTTGATAGTGCGCTGTGGCTAGGACTAAGACTACCTTCAATTGTTAGTGTGCCTGTAAATGCACTACCAAAGTATACCTGTGCAGTGTGTTGAGCAATGTTACGATTTATGTAAGGATCTAGTGTAATAGTTGATCCAACGCTTCCACCGCCGAAATCTTCACTGGTACTTGCTTTAAAAGTTGGGTATACACCTTCTACTAGTTCTATTGTGCCATTAGCACCATAGTTATCATCACTATAACCAATCTGTATATTGCCTTCTCCGTCAGTTACTTTAAATGCATATGTATAATATTTTGCATCTAAATTAAACAAATCGCTGTCTAAAATTTTAACTTCAGCAATACCTGCAGGTGCATCCAGGATAGTAGCAGTTCTTTCCAAGTAGGCCGTACTGTTTTCTTTATCAATCATAATAAAAACAACAGTTTTGTCTGTTAAACTAGTCTTCTTCTGATCTCTGTTCACAAAATTACATCGTATATCGTTGTTAATTCCGCGGAATATTTTGATGTTTGGTGTGTAAAACATACTCATTGTATTAGTAACTCCTGAATCAACAATCACAACCTTATGATTTTGTTTGTATAAGTATGTTGTAATAGCAGTCATATATGTATTTATCGAAAAATGGACATAACAAAAGATCTTAAAGAAAAATATCCGTTCCTAAGCCTTGTTGCTTATGGCAATCAAGAATACGTTGGGGTTATCCAAAACCATGACGATACCGTTTTGAGTATGTATGACATAAGTCGTTGCAGAACAATAGACGAAAAAGAGAGTTATCTGCAATTAGCAGAAACATGGTGGTGGGAATCTAACAGACAGATTCCAATTAATCTTTTTTTACGCACTGATTGGGCACCATTTCAATTTACGATGGTAAGTCTTAATATCAAAGATTGTGAAATTAAGTTTGGTCCAAGTGTTAGTATACACAGCCTTGCAAACAAACGTGGTAAACGCCGTAATATTCAGTTAGTTAAGCGAGTCAAGTAAGTTCGCGTGAACGACAACTAGGTGGGCATAAGCAACTGCGTGGCTACGGCGAAACGTAAACCCATCCACATTACGATCCCATACTGTTTTAGCAATCTCTTTCCAGGGCTTATTTCGTAGATTTGTTTTTCCTGGGCGCATCACTGCTAGGAACATCGCCATACGTGGAATACTGTCTGGTTTCATACTACGTATTAGTTCATAATGATTACCGATGTGAGTTATCTTTGTGCAAAAAACTTTATCTTCCCATAGCCTATTCCAATTTGGCTCCTGTGTCATGAGTTCAACTAAATGTACTTCATCACGTATGCCTGCATATATGCCAACATTAAGCATATCTAATTTAAAGTAGCCCATCTCTTCTGCACGTTTGTGATCAATTGTAGCAATACCGTCAACACTACGTGGGATATCTGTAAAGTATACCCCAGTATTATGCTGTTTATTAGTTTCTAAACGTGCCGGAGTATGAGGTATAAGTCCCAATACCTGTGTACGATCAGCAAAATCTATGTCAATATCTGGTAAATCACTCATTCCCGCCGCCCAATACTGCTACAGAGTCAATAGGCGCTAACTCACCACTATCACGCATTTCTGCACGAATCTTTGTTGCACTAATTTCATGCACATCAGCACCCAAGTCATGTTCTGTAAAGGTATAACCTACGCCTCGGCCATAACTAATATCAACAATATTAGGAACTGGGATAATAATGTATTCATCACCTAATGCGTAGCCGTGCTCTTGTAGTCCATGGCTAATATTACGAACAATCTCGTCAAACTTAAACGGATTATCAATTTGCGCTTTTGTTCTTCCATCCCCAGCATCTCCGATGATACCTTCAACATCACGTACCATAATCGCAACTTGCCCAGTTATGCTAACTGCTCGTTTAAATAGTTCAGTATGTCCGTCGTGCCAGGGTTGCCACCATCCTAGCATCTGTACTGTGGGTTTTTGATTATTAAACATCATTGCATTGTATTCCTATCCAAATATTAATATTTTCATAATGTTGCTTCTGTTAAGATATGTTTGACCCATTCTGTGTCTGCAAAGTAATCAACAAACTTACGTTTCCAAAAATCTGGATCAATGTAGGGGAAGACCATCTCTATCTGTTCACCATTCAATTTATCTAGCATCTCAATGCCAGTGGTGCTGTTAAATATTACCCAACTACTTATTCTACCAGTAGTAATATCATGCACAATACGATTGGTGTTAGCGTGTGAGAAGTAATAATTAAATACTGTATCATTCTCGTCAGCCCATGCTATCATAGTATTTAGACTTCGCTCTAGTGCATCCTGCACACTCTCTTTACGAAGATTTCCTGCTAAAAATGTTTGGTAGATTTCATCCTTGGTCCACCAATCCAGTTTTTTATTTTCTTTAATAACAAAGTCGATAAATCCACGAATATTAATAGCACGTATAGATTGACAATGCCTGCCAAATTTCACAAATGCATTATAGTATGGACTAGTACTAAAGTCATCATATGTTTTGAATTTAGAACTACCCTGGGTCATCTCATAGAATCTCAAGTATGCTTGTAATCCTATCTGCACTCCAGGCTCTTTTTCCTGCTGTGCTCTACGCTTGCTTTCACATAGATGTGCAGTTAACGTACTCTCTTTACGATACGACTTGTTGCAAAACTGACACACATACTCTTTGTCTTCTGTTTTACGATTTGTTATTGCATCTACTATAATATTGGTTAAGTCACTCATTCCCCAGATGCCTTGGCAAGTTCTTTAAGTTCTTTCTTAGTAGTGATAGTAGACATAAGATCAAGCTCATCCTCTTTCATATTAGGATATATCACTGACAGTTGCTTACGTATATCAGATAAGCCTTTACTGCTAGTAAAA